GTAGATTTAATTAATTCTGTTAAGCCTGATCTAACTTCTGATGAAGATTGGGCTGATACAATTAAGCGAAATAAAGAGCATCTAAAAATTATGCTTGCTAAAGATTTTTGGACTACAGAAGATTTAAAACCACTAAAGGCAGCTATTAAATGATTAAGCTAGAACTCAGTATTGAAGATGTAAATTATATTCTTCAAACTATTGGTCAATTACCTACTTCTACAGGCGCTTGGGTTTTGCTTGCTAAGATTAAAGAGCAAGCTGATCCACAAGTTCAGACTGAAGAAGATCCAAAGGAATAATCATGCTATTAGTATCTTGGCTATTTGACAAACTAGGCTATATGCCTAAAATCACAGTTGATACAACTTATCCTTTTCCTGCTACTCCTCAAGAATATTATGAGCATGAGTTTGAAAAGCCTATTAAGAAAAAGCCTGCAGTTAAAAAAACTGTAGCTAAAAAGACTGTGAAGAAGAAAGCCTAAAATGATGGAAAAAGATCCTACATCCTATTCTTTGCTTACCTATTTATGGGTGTTTGGATTAGCGGTTCTTGGGGGAGTTGTAAACTTTATGCGAAAACTACAACAAGGTCATGCTAGGGCTTTTAATATTATTGAATTTGTCGGTGAAATAGTAACTTCAGCCTTTGCTGGAGTTATTACTTTTTGGCTGTGTGAGAATGCAAATCTTTCTCCGCTAATCACAGCAGCTTTTGTAGGTGTATCAGGTCATATGGGATCTAGAGCTATCTTCACTTTTGAAGAATTCTTGAAAACTAAGTTCCCTGCAGATCCAAAATGAATATCCATGAATCCCTTAGTAGATGGAATAAATCTGAGCCTTTTGAGCTACAAGTAGCTAGAGGGCAAATCAGAGGGCATTCAATAGTTCATATTTTTGGCTATAACCCTGATGTAGATTCAGCATCAGAGGAAACAGTTTGGACTGCAGGCGGTTTATATCAGCATTTAGATACACCATCAATAATGAAAGTTAGCTCCAGCTCTGCAAGCGATACAAGCGCTGGAGTTGGCGCTAGATCAATCTATATTGTTGGCATTAACTCTACAGGCGGTGAAGTATCTGAAACAGTTGTATTAAATGGTCAAACTCCTGTAAATACAACTCATACTTATAGCTCAATACAAACTAGCTCAGTTTTTTCAGTTGGATCTGCTACTCATAATCAAGGCAATATTAGCATAGGAACAGGCACAGTAACAGGCGGAGTTCCTGCAAATATTTATGGGCATATTCTTGCTACAGAAAATAAGTCTTTAATTGGGCATTACACAATCCCTGCTGGATATACAGGATATTTAATATCAGGTGGTATGTCATCAGGAACAGAGGGTGGCACAGCTTATATAACTGGTAGGCTTAAAGTTAAGCAAAATGATATTGTATATACTTCATCTATAGTTACTTTTGGCAATGGTCAAGTAAACTTTGATTTTAAATATCCAGTTGCTATCCCTGAAGGCGCTTGCATTCAAGCAACAGCAAAATCTACTGCAAATAATGAAGCTGTAAGTTGTAATTTTGAAGTTGTTTTGATTAAGAATGAAGATCTATGATCTATCTTTACTATCTCTTTCTAGTTCCGCTTTCATTGATCTATACCTTGATTGCAATAGTTTTTGCGCCTGTAATGGTGCTATTTGCTACTGAGCAATATGGCTGGTTAGACAATCAAGCTAAAACAGGCTTTGGCTATAGGCTGCCTAAGCTATTAAATGTCTTTATGACACCTGATAACTCATTAGAAGGTGATGCTACTTTTGAGAAGCTCAATCCGCCTAGCTACTGGTCAAGAGTTAAATGGCTATGGCGCAATCCTGCTTATTCTTTTGCTATCAAGCATATTGATACAAAGGTAAATGCTCCTGTTTTGTATGGCAATGATTCCATTAAAGATAATGACAATGCGGTAGCTGGATGGTGCTTTGTTAAATGCGCTGGATTGTTTCAGTTTACTTGGGTTAAGCCAATAGGTTTTAATCGCTGCATTTATTGTGTTTTAGGCTGGAATATTAGAGGAACTCTGCATCAAGAGCCATCCACTAACTATCAAGCTACTTTTGCTTTCTCTCCTAGAATCTCAGGCTTTAGATGAATCCTACAATGATCTATGGCGCTATTGGCGCAGTTATCGCTTCATTCTTGCTTGGCTTTGGCTCAGGCTGGAAGTTTGAGCATGGTCGCTTTATGGACTTTAAAGAAGAAATAGCTGTAGCTGCTGCCAAAAAAGAAGCTGAGAATATCAGCATTCAAAAGCAATCTGATTTAGTAACCAAAGGAATTAAAAATGAATATGAAGCTAGGATTTCTGCTTTGCGGAACTATTATTCTTCAGGCTTGCGCAACTCCAGTAGCGGTGAACTGTCCGCCATTCCCCAATCCACCATCAGCATTGATGGAAAAGCCACCAACTTACAACTTGCTTGCGCCTATACAACTCAGCAATTAGTAAGCCTTCAGGATTGGATTAAAGCGCAGGCAGGCATCCAATGACAGCAGAGCAGCTCATTGCATTAGGAATAGATCCTAAATGGGTAGAATGGCTTAATTACACCTTTAAGAAGTATGAGATTGTTACCAATATCAGAAAAGCCCATTTTATAGGGCAGGCTGCGCATGAGAGCAACTGGTTTAAGCATCTAGAAGAAAATCTAAACTATAGCGCTAATGGCTTAATGTCAATTTGGGGATCTCGCTTTCCTGATATGGCTATTGCACAGCAATATGCTAGAAATCCTCAGAAAATCGCTAATAAGGTATATGGCGGTAGATTTGGCAATACTGAAGAAGGTGATGGCTGGAAGTATCATGGCAGGGGAATTTTTCAGCTAACTTTTAAAGATAACTATAAAAGATGCGGAGATGCCCTAGGAATTGATTTAACAGCTTCTCCTGAGCTTTTATTAACCGAGAAGTATGCTTGCCTATCTGCAGGCTGGTATTGGAATAAGAAGGGTTTAAATGAGCTTGCTGATGCCAATGATTATGAAGGCATTACTAAGCGCATAAATGGCGGTATGACAGGCGCAATGGATCGGGTTTACAAAACTAAGAAGGTGTATGAAGTTTTGACTACAGCTTGAGAGTTCGGTAGATAACTCCATCATCCCATTTCTTATCCTGCTCCACCCTATACAGCTCTATTATCTTCTCAGGATAAACCAGCTTTGGCGCTTGATCCTTAAAGCAAAAAGCATAGACTAGCGGAGCATCCTTGGAGCTATACCATTCCATAAATAGAGGAAGCATCTTTACTTCTTTTTCCTTGAAATTGGCTGTGCCTTTTACTGCTACTACAAAAGTAGTATTACCAGTATCTACAATATAGTCAGGAAGATTCCTAACCATTGCATTAAGCCTAAAGAAGTTGGTGATTGTGCCATTTTTCTCATCTGATCCTAAGCGCCAATATTTGTAGCCTTTGCTTACACAATATCTCTCAAATAGGATCTCACCCCAATTTACTGTAGATTGCCTTTCAGCATAAGTATTTGAGCCATTCATAAGTGCTGCCTTGATAGGTTCTTGGGCAGCGCAAGATGTGAAGGATAGAGCCTATCTCTCCCTTGTTTCATGGAGCTTGATCCGCTTCTTTTTGAGCCATTAGGAAAGGCTTTGATTGCTGGATTATCTCTAACTCATCCATCATTGCCGATTCAATAGCTTCAATAGAATGCCCTTGGCGGAGCAGCTTAACTACAACTTCTGTAAATAGCGCCTGCATGATTAGAAAGGAATATCATCTTCTAGGGATGCGGAAGCCTTTGGCATCTCATCATTACCCCTAGGAGTAAAGTTATCCTTTACCTTTGGCTCTGCTAGGCTTAACCATCCGTCAAAGCCTGATACTGGCAAAGATTCTAGTTTGATAGCTAATCCGCCTTGCTTAGTATCCATACAGACACCAACTTTAAGCCATCTAGTTTTTTCTTCGCCATTCTTATCTTTATAGCTGCCATTTTTGGTAATTACATCATATTTAATTGCCATTTAGTTTCTTCCTTAATTGTGATAATTCTGCTTCTACTTCATTCAAAAACTGCTGCACTTCTGCTTCCATTGCCTTGATATATTCCTCATCCCTTTCAAGGCGCACTACAAAGAAATCTAACCCTTCAGGCATCCTAGGATCAAAAGATACAAAATCGCACCATTTTCGCCCTGTGCAAGCCATCTGAGCCATCATCTGTGGGATATATTTAGAAGGCGGTTTGCCATCATTTAAATATTTGATATGGGTTTTACTGTTAGGCGCTTTGATCTCTAGCAATCCTTCTGATCCTACTAATCCATCAGGACTAGCGCCAAACCATTCAATAGTAGGATGGTTGATAAATGGCACTTCTTCCACAAATAGATTAAAAACAGTTTCATATTTGATTCTAGCTAAAGGCTCTTGCTCAGTTCCCCATGCCATAGCTGCATTAGTAAAGCTATCTGATGGCTTATTAGTAAGTCTTTCTATTACTAAATCAGTTCGATAATCAGCTCTACCAGCAGCTTCACCTGATTTAATCTTAGCCATTACATCAGCAACTCTACTAGCAGTTACTTTGCCTAGTCTTAATTGTTTCCATTCATCTGATCCCTGCACTACTTGAGCTGAGATCCGATCTTCAGTTGTAAAAGTTGTAATTTTTAGCTCCCTTGTTTTACTTGTAGTAACTCTTGAAGTTGTTTGCAAATATCGCTTGCTGCTCCAGCAGCTTTAATTGCATCATCCCAATGACCAGTAAGGCATAACTTGTAAGTATTGTTAATTGCCAACTTTGCATCAAGATACAACTCAGAGTAATCAGATTCTTTCATTTCATTCCTTATCATCTTCGGGTAGTGGTTCATAAGCATTGATCTGAATTAAATCAGGATCTTTGCCTTCTTCTATATATCTTCTTTGAAACTCATGGCTTAGGGCTTCAATCGCAGCTTGCCACCCAAGAGCAAAGTATTCTTCAGGATGATATATAGGCTTATCTAGCTTATTAAATGCTTCCAAGCAGAGTTTATTATGAATCATTTTCTTTTTAACTCATAAATTTGCGCAGGGATTGTAGATTTTGGCTGCTTTAAATCATCTACAGATTTATTGCACTTAGCTCTAAAATCCGCCCATTTCTTTTTATAAGATTCCTGCTCGCTTGGTGGAATATAGTTGTAGAGCTTGCGCCATCTGATAGTAATGTCAGTTCCAGCTTTTGTATAAATATAGTCATTCATTTTTTATCCCATCCTTCTTTTAAGTAACCCCATTCACTTACATCTACTATTGCTCTTAGCTTATTACATACATCACAAGTATCTATCCAAGTTCTACATTGATGGTGCTTTGGTTTTTCATTTCCCCATAGCACTCCGCAATCATGGCAGATATTGTCAGGTTGGTTATCAGCTAGTCGCATTCAGTTCTACCTTTTTGCTCTCATATGCTTCTTGAAGTTTTTTGGCAAGGCTTTTAAATTTCTTCAGTTCGGTATATCCTTCAGAGAAGGCAGTTCGCAACTCGGCAGGGCTAGAACTTGCCTGCAATTTCTCAATATAGCCTTCTAAGGCTTCTTCTAGATCATCCTCATCTTCCAAAGGTAGGTCCTCATTTTGGTAGATATACAGAGCTAAACCATGCAGCGCTATTGATTTTGTTAAAGCCCTTTGCATAGCGGTATTAATCTGCATTGCATTAGGGTTAGCTATTGGTTTATTAAGGTTGATAACTGGCATCTGTGCAGTCATTGTTTTACCAAAGGCTGTAACAGCGCAGAAAACCATCATAGTGCCATCAGGAAAAGTTACTGGTTCTTTGTATTCCCAAGTAGCTTGCGGATCTCTACTGAGCAGCTCATGGACTGCATAGCTCCAGCTTAGGTATTTAAAAGATTGTTTCTGCTTAACTCGATCAGATACATCTACTTTTGCTAATTCTAGAAATTGATTTGTCATATTAAAAATCCGCCTTCTTCGGATAATTGTGCTTCTTCTAAAGATTTTTTTTCCCAATAGGTATAGACAGCAGCGCTAATGATTAATCCAATCTTAGCCTTATCATCTTGCTTTAGAGCTTCTTCTAGCGCATCACAATGCGGAGCTAGGCAATCTTCAGTAATAGCTTCTATGAAGTTGTTGTAATCATCAGGATTATTTTCTTCTTTGAGAAGGCGAGCCTGTTCTTCATCTATGCGATCTTGCTCATCCATTCCATCATCTGCGCCTGCCATTAACCAGCGATCATAGTTATCCATTTTTTTTCATTGCCTTTCTAGCTTGTATTTCAATTTGTAAGATATGCCAAAAGATAGATTTGATTGGTTTCATAGTGCGCCTACTTTCAGCGCATAAACTAGAGTAGGGATGCCAAAGGCAATTAAGCCTAAGATGATGCCTTGTAGAAATTGTTTCATTTTGTTTCCTTTGTAATTAATTAATTTCAGCAAAATAGGCTTGAACAACTGCATCAAACAAATCTTTAGGAAGATTCATTTTTTCTACTACAGCTTCTTTTCTGTAGCCTTCTTGAAGCAAGACTGCAAATTTTTCAACTAAAGCATAGTCAAAAGTTAATCCTAACTCTGTTCTTGTGTTCATTTTGTTTCCTTTCTTGTGGTTGATGTAGAGAATATACAGCAATTTGTAGAGAAATAAACAGTTTTGTAGAATATTTTTCTAAGGAAAACCCTAATATGGCATAACTACTTGAATCTACAAGAATTATTGTAGAATAGTAGAGAATTCACTAAGGAGAGATCATGGAATCAGCATCACAAACCCAATTTAGCAAGGGTGTAGCTACTTTTGGCTCTATCAAGAACTTTGCAGAGAAAATTGGCTGCAAATATGTTTCTGTATATGCTTGGGGTATGAGGGGTGGCAAAGTGCCTAAAAAGCACCATAGCGCCATCATTGCTGCATCTGAAGGCAAACTCTCACAGGCAGATTTTGAGTAGCTTAAATCAGCGCACAGTAGCCCTATTTACTGAAAAGGGCTATAAATGCACAGTTGTTGAAAGCTACAACTCATTTACTAGGCGGAAAAAGGATCTTTTTGGGATCTTTGATGTATTGGCTGTAGGAGAAGGGCAAACAATCGGCATACAGATCACTAGCAAAAGCAATATGAGTGCTAGGGTTAAGAAGATTGAGGAATCTGAGTTTCTTCCTGAAATCATTGGTGCTGGATGGAGAATTATTGTTATTGGCTGGTATAAAAAGCCTAATGGTAGGTATGATTACAAAGAATTAGAATTCTGATATATAATTTTTACTAGCAGAGTGGAATCTGCCTGTTACTTACCCTAGTAAAGAGCCTTTTGGGGCTGTCTTTGAGTGCTTACTAAAAGTTACTGGGGTCTTTTAATAAGCAATTCCATCTTAGAGATAGCTTTAAAGGGCTTTTTCTTTTTCTGCAGGATTTAGTTGGGGACATGAAAACCACCAGCAACTAAATTACAAGCGCTACTGGGGGTTTAAAGGATGTAATAGCGCAAGATCGGTGGCGAAGCTAGTGCCGATTCCTTGAAAGACTGGCGGGTTAAGGCGATTCCGAGAAGGAAGAACTTATGAAGGCAAATCTAGGTTAAGGCTAGGTTTGCTCATCCTCAAAGGAAGTAATAACTACTAATGCTTTTAATACTATAGTAGTTATATAATCTACTGATGAAACCAAAGCCAAAAATGATTGAATGCTATTGTGGAATTCTTTTTGCATTGCTTGATTTCATTCATTCTAGGAAAAGAGGTTACTGCTCTTACTCCTGCAGAAAAAAATCCATTCTTTCCAAAAAAAAATTGCGCATAAAAATCTAGGTGTAATCCACTAGAAATAAACTCTACATAGTTCTACAAATATGCTTTATGATTGTAGAAGTTCAACTGTGAAGGAGTAAAAATGGAATCAAAACTTATAGCAATAATCTTAGTATTTTTTGCAGCAATCTTTACAACTCAGCAAGCTCAAGCAGAAGCTATTGCAATGATGCCAAACAAAGCAGGCGGTAAGATCATTCTTACAAATAATGCTTGTGTGCATAAAGGCAAGAACTATGCAGAGTTAAGACAGCTATATATGTTTACTGCTGAAGGTTACACAATGGAAGGCTGCTATGGCATAGATGATGAAACAGTTTTAGCTGTATGGAACAATGGTCAAAAGATGCGCTATCCAGCAGAGAATTTCACTTTAGTAAAAACACAAAAAAGTGCAAAGGTTTATGATCTATGATTTATTTCATAGGCGCTTTTGTTTTATGGCAGCTAGATGCAAGTGGATCTTGGTGGGCATCTTACTTTGTAGTCATTGCAACTGAGTTAGCATTAATCATTTACAACTCATACAGAAAAGTAAAAGAAGCGCCATCAGTTTTATTAAAAGCTAATGGGCAGCCATACACTCAAGAAGATTTAGAATTTATTTGGAAGCATGGTTATCAATCAGCAATAGAAGTTATCAACTCAACTAAACAATAGGAACAATATGCAAACTATCAATCTACAAATTAGCCTTGTGCCTACAGCTCCAGCAGTTAAGCAAGTAAGCAAATCTTACAAATTAGGCTATGAGCTTGGTGAAATATTTAGACAGCATCAGAGAAAGAAAAAGGTAGAAAAATTGCTACAGAAAGATTGGAGCAAAGATTACTCTGATCTAGATTATCCAACTGTATTCAGAAGGGAAAGAAAAAATGCTTGAGCCTATTCCATTTTTAGGATGGTTTAACTGGTTTGAAGATTTACAGCCAATGAATGCTAATCAGGTAATGAAGTTGCATAAAGGATGGAGTGATCTGATTGGCGCTGGAGAGTTCGCATTAATTGTTAAAGAGATAGAGGAGCATCATGGAATCAAATAATTTTAAGATGGGCTACTTTGACTATGAAATGTCAGGAGCAGAGGTAGCTGAAAAGATGTTTTTGAATGAGAAAACTATTTTTTCTGTAGAAAAGCGAGCAATCGAAAAGCTAAGGAAGATTATGGCTGAAAAAGGAATCACAGCACAGGATCTACTAAGCTAATGGAACTCATAAAATGGGCTGGAACTATCCTTTGCTTGCTTGGCATTGCTTTGACTAGCTTTAATATCTATCCATTAAATCTATTCCTTAGCTTCATTGGTAGCGCATTATGGACTTTGGCAGGCTTTATTCAAAGAGATGTGCCTTTGATGCTTGTAGAGTTTGTAGCTGTTATTCTTTATATGATTGGCATAGGAACTTACATAGGACTACAAATCTCAAAATGGATAATGGCATGATTGCAGAAGCATACAAACTGGCAGAGAAGTTAGTAAATGAGTGTGAGCCATATGTGCCACTAGATGAAATTGTTTTTATAGAAGCAGCTAATCTATTGGTAAAGCTCGCAGATCAAAACCAGCTACTTAAATCACAATTAATTTTTGAAAAACTAAAAAACAAACTTACACAAAATGGCAAAATTCATTGATTGGTATCAACTTTATCCTAAGAAGATGGCTCGCAAAGATGCTGAAAAAGCATGGAACAAGCTATCAGATGATGAACAAGAGCAGGCTATGGAAGCGCTGCCTAATCATATTAAATACTGGCAGCTCAAGAATACAGAAAAGGAGTTCATTCCTTATCCTGCTACTTGGATCAATGGCTACAGATTTGAGGATGAGCTTGATCTAACTCCAAAAGAGATTAAGAAGCCCCAAATCCCTTGGTATTCTACAGATGAGCTAACCATAGCCAAAGGCAGAGAACTCGGCTTAAACCCTAGCGCTGGTGAATCCTATGCACAGTTTAGGCAGAGAATTCATGCTTTCATTAATAAACAGGCAGCATGATAGATACTTATTCTGAGGAATGGCGCAGAGAGTGTGAAGCAAGAGAGATCCTTACTTGGTCATTAGACAAAAGGCGCAAGCATTTAGCTTTAGTGGCTGATAAAAGAGGATGGGAAGCAAGAGTTTACTTAGAGGAAGAAATTACAAGATTATGGAAACTACAGAAGCAGCAGCCACAGAAGCAAGGAAGTTCATCTTCAGGCAAGGCGCAATCTATGGGAAAGCAAAGGCAGATAGGACTTATCTAGAACACTTCCTAAAGACTAAGCTCGCATTACTCATGGCTGAATCTACAGAATCTACTATGACAGGCAAAGAGATGTATGCCAAAGGGCATCAGGACTATATTAATATCTTGTTAGGCATCAAAGAAGCTATAGAGCTGGAAGAAACCCTTAAATGGCAGTTGATCTCAGCTCAAGCAACTATTGAGATATATAGAACTGAAAGCGCCAATAATCGCAATATTGATAGGGCTATGCAATGAGTGATCTGCCTTACTGGATTGGGATATATATCATGGCAGCTATCATATTTTCTATTTGGATAGGCTTTAAATGATGTATAGGAATAAAAAGTTATTAGAGCTTGCTAGAAAATTCCCCTGTCAGAATTGCGGTATAGAAGATGGAACTGTAGTAGCTGCTCACTCAAATCAATTAAGAGATGGAAAAGGAAAAGGAATCAAAGCGCATGATTACAGAATCGCAAGTTTATGCTTTAAGTGCCACTCAGAACTCGATCAAGGTAGATCACTCAGCAAAATGGAGAGAGTGGAATTGTGGGAAGAAGCCCACAGGAGAACTATTGCCAAGCTATTTGAAGAAGGATATTTACATACCTAGCTTTAAGAATATGACTTTAGAGCTTGTGGTTCTACAAAAGATGCTCTATGAAAAGGATATGAATAAATGAATAAAACAATATTAGGAATATTACATAATTCTCAATTAGTTTCGGTTGGTAGCCCAATATGGGAAACAGATGATGAATACATAAAGTATGTAAAGATTATTGAAACAACTATCAATGAGTGTGCTGATAGAGCAGAAGCATATGCTTATTTAAGCCCAAACTTTACTGCATTAGCAGAGGAATTGAGAGCAATACTAAGAAAGGCACAAGAGAAATGAATGACCGCTTAAAAATATTTTTGTATGCAATGAAAACAACACAAGAAGTTAAGTTAGCAATACTAAGAAAGGCACAAGAGAAATGAATATGCTAGAGATGATTGCTGAAATGCGAGGCGGTATTCCTGATAAATGCGATTTCTGCGAACAACCATACACCGAAGAAAGATACCCTATACCTGAAGAAGCACAAGCATGGACTTGTAGTGAATGTTGGGCTAGATGGGAAAAAGAAGATGAGTTAAGAAAGGCACAAGAGAAATGAGAGAACGATACGGCATAGTGCACACCGATGGTCCTGCTATGGAATTGACCACCATGGTAGGTTGCCCGTTGATGTGTACGTTCTGCCCACAAGAACCGCTACGTACAACGTATGGCGACAACACCAAGTACATGCAACCCATGGATTTAATGACGGTGCTAGCTAAGCTACCTAAGAACACACGCATTGACTTCTCAGGTATGTCTGAGCCTTGGGCTAACCCTGCATGCACTACGATGCTGGAGATGGTCTTGTACATGGGCTTTAAGGTAGCTATCTACACCACCTTGTACGGCATGACTGACCCTGAGAAGGTAAGGCAAGCGCTTGAGCAACACCCCGACCAGGTAGAAGTTATTATGCTCCACCTACCTGACGCCAACGGCAATATGAAGGGCTGGAAACCAACACAAGAATGGATGAACGCTTTTGAGATGATGTCTACTTTACAAGTACCATGTGGTGTTGGTGCTATGACTATGGATGGTAGCGGTTTGGTGCATGAAACACTGCAACCTATGGTCGGTAGATTGGCTGGCTGGGTAGGTCATACACGAGCAGATAGCTTACCCGTTGAGCAAATCGGCGCACAGAACATTAGTATCACGCCGCACAACATGTTCCCTTTAACCTGTAAATCTACACCCTTTTACGATAGGAACGTTTTGCTGCCAAATGGTGACGTAGTTTTGTGCTGCATGGACTACAACCTCAAACACATTATTGGCAATCTATTAAAAGAAACATACGATCAAATGATGAATGGCGAGAAGCTGGCTGAGATCATCAAAATCAATGAAACCGACGGATTTAGTAAGTGCAGTATTTGTAAAGCATGTGAAAACGTAACACAACTTGGAGAATAAGATGGAAGATATTACCCCTAGAGATTATTTTGCTGCTCAGATTATGAGTGGTGTATGTGCAGGCGATTGGAAACTAGATGTACCCGAAGGC